AAAATGTCATCGGGACGAGGTCATCACCAACGAAAGAACCGCTGTCTTTCAGAAGGCGGTTGATGTCTGCTTTCTTGGTTTCAGGAACCTTGCTGACATTGATGAACAGTTCTTTGGTTTCATGGTCATAGTGGAAAAAGCTGCTGACCGGAACCTTCACACGGATTACATCCGAAGTCCCATCACCAATCGCAATGTCGATGACATTTTTCTCGGCAATCTTGTGCTTACTATAGGCCAGCATGCTTCGTGCAATGCGCTGGGATTCATTGTCATCCGGAACAAACGAAGAACAGATGTTTTTAGCAATCCTTGCTGCTGCAATCTTCTTCGGGAGATTAGCACATCCTTCGGTTTCTTTATTGGCGATTCTGAGATGTTTGTCATTCAGCCATTGCACCATCGAGGTGATACAACCTTCCGGGTCGCAACCGTAATCGATAGCGCACTCATAGTCATTCATACGCTCGTATGTACAGGTACTTTTCAATGCACTCAACATATATTCGAAAGACGCAGGGCGCTCCGAATCAGTCAGTGCATCGAAAATGACATACTGTGCAGCAAGACTTTTTACGCTCTCGTTGTATTTGGCAGCCTTAGAAACTTTAAGCTCCTCGAAAACTCTTATCGGAAATTCCTCCCAAAAGCCGCTCAGGAAGTTGTTGCGCCAAAGAATGTTTCGGAACTCCGGGCAAATTGCCAGAAAAGCATCTAACGAGGAAGAATTTGCCAAGGGCCAGATTTTGGAAGAATCGATAATGACGGCAACCCTTTCGAAATTTACCGCACTATCGATATGCCCAATTGGACGGTCTTTGCATCCTTTCTGAGTTTCCCAAGGATAGCCCTGCATATACAATTCGGAGACATTGTCTCTGATAGGAACCTTTAAGAGCCTGACATACTTGCCGTAATCCTTGTATATTCCAGAATCGAATCTTAGGCCTTCTTTAACAAACCCTTCCAGAGATGTCTTTTTGGGGTTGTACAAAAATTCCATGATGGTATCTTCGGTAATGTAGGTGACGGTTTTCATGGTCATCCTCCTTGTTGTTATTATTTTGGGTATTTATTATTTTTGGTGGTATTGTTCATACGCGCTTTTAACAACCACTGCTGCAGGTAGGCACGAAGATTGTCAAGGCTTGCAGTAGCCGCACGACATATAACCCTGCTCGATGAGCTTCTCACGAGAGCCGGTATATTCCTTGCGGTTTGATTCGCTCATCTGAGCAACGGCGGAGCAGTCCGGCGTATGGAACTTCATGGAGCCAGTGTTTAGAATGTAGGTGTTGATAGCTTCATCTTCCTGTTGCGGCTCTTCGACTTCCACCGCAGATGTAGAGGAACTTTCTGTCGGCTGATGATACTCGCCATAGGTGAATGTGACATCCTTACCATCAGAGGTGCAGTAGATGTCTCCGAGCTCATCTGTACGGAAAATCTCAATATCCTTGCTCTGGAGCTTTGCCAATGTGATGTCATGTGGGTGTCCGTAGCTGTTATCCTTACCACAAGAGATGACGGCATAGGCGGGGTTCACAGTGTCGAGGAATGTTTCAGAAGTAGATGTTCGTGAGCCATGATGCCCTACTTTCAGAACGGTGGATTGGATGTCCTGACCCGACTGAAGGATAACTTCTTCTGCTTCTTCTTCGGCGTCTCCCGTAAACAGGAACGAGGTATCCCCGTACACGATGCGCAGTACGATTGAGGTGTTGTTGGTGTCGTCCGGAACGGAATTCACGGCGATAACGGTAACTTCTGAATTACCCAATGAGAAGGTATCTCCCACAGATGGAATCGTCAGACCGTTTCCTTTTTCCTCCGCATACTGCTTAAAATTCCGAAATGCCTTGCTGTTGTAATCTGTTACAGGACAGAATGTCGCATCTGCGGTAACGGCTTCAAAAGCACCGGAAAGACCACCGATATGGTCTTCGTGAGCGTGCGTGCCGACAACATAATCCAAATGCCCGTTTGTTTCGCGTTCCAGAACGGAGTATACGAGGTCAGAGTCATCTACATTGCCACCGTCAATGAGCATATAGTGCCCATCGCAGGTGACAAGAGCAGAATCAGCCTGTCCCACATCGATGAAGTGAATGGTGAAGCTGCCGTCTTCCGTTACGCCAGCCGTCTGCTCGCTGTCAGAGACAGGGTTTTCTGAGACGACCCCGGATACAGGAAGACTACCCGAATCAATCGGGGTCTGACCGCAGCCTGTGAAGCTGAGGGTGAAGAGTGCTGCAATTGCCGCTGCTGCTCTCCGTAAGAATAAGTTTTTGTTTTGCATGGGTTCTTTTCTCCTTTCAAATAAAAAAGAGCGGACCTACCCCGGTATGGGATAAGTCCGCTCAAAGAACAGATTATGAATCGTGAAAAGGTAAAAATCTGCCGCGATTCGTATGGTATCTATGTTACAGTATCTATTATATGGAAGTCGCAAGTATGTGCAAGGATATTAGTGTCCTGTGTGCTTGTCGGCTCGGATGTCGTAGTAAATGAGGCTTCCACTCAACCCTGCGCCTTCGAAACATGCTGTGATAGCGTGCTTCGGGTATAGAATGAGCCATTCGGGGTCATAAACCACCTTTGCCCAAAAAAGAATGCTCGCCAAGGTAATGGTGAGCGGCAGAATCACAGTGGTTGTGATTTTCAATGCTTTGATGATTTTTTCTTTTGACATGGTGTCCAAAAGCATCTCCTCAATTTTTTAGTGTGGCTCTTACCACATAGCGCTGGCTGGTTGCTTCGTAATATCCAAATGGATAGCATGTGTACATGTACAGGCGGTCATTTTCATCGGATAAGTCAACAAGAACAGACCCATCCTCCCCTATTACGGTGCTTGCGTCATCTGTTACGGTTCCTGCTTGTGCGGAATCTACAACATAGACATATTTTCCGTAATCTGTGGTCACAACGAATTCATCTCCTATGCTTACATATTCAAGCGAAGAGAGTGTACTGTCGTTGTGAGAACATAAAAGATGGCATCCACTGTATCCGATTTGTGCGGAGCTTGGATACTGATATACACCGCCACGCTGGTTCAAGATAATTTGGTCATCGCCCCAAACCAAAGGAGCGTCCAATCCAATATCGTCACAAGTGATTGTGCCATACGCCAACCCATAGGTTGCTGGAGTCACATCACCCCATACGGAAGTGATTGCAGGTGTCGGTGTTTCTGTCGGCTCCGGAGTCGGTTCCGGCGTTGCCGTAGGAGCCGTTGTGGGCTTCGGTGATACCGTTGGCGCTGTGGTAGGGATAGGCGTTGCCACAGAGCTTGCGGCGCTGATAGCTCCGCTCTGAGGTGCTGATATATTGTCGGCTCTTGCACAGGCTGTAACGCAGGTCAGCATTCCTATCGTTACAGCCACCATTACTGCTCGCGTTCTTCGCATAGTTGCGCCCTTTCTTTCGTGTATATGAAAAAGCTGCCTCAGCTTTTAGAGCCGGGGCAGCTTTTTAGCGACTGACATGATGAGCCATTTTTGAGTTTCTTCTGAGAGTTGGCGAGGCTTACATTCTACTTTCTTGCGGATGCCGCAGGTGCTTTCGCCATCATAATATAGCAAAACACCAACGCCGTCCGGAATCTCGTCTTTGACTTTTTTGTATAACTCTGTTGGCATCGCGTAGTAGTTGCAATGCCCCACGAAGTTGTGACCGTGGTCGGAGTGAAAATCGCTTACGGAAATCTTGATTTCCACGCAGGTGATGATGGTGTCAATCGTGTAGGTGTGATTCGTTTTATGGAAATGACACCATCGTTCTGAGCAAGGTTCCTTGCAGAATTCAAAGTCAGAAGTATCCTTGTGGCATCCGGCTTCTTTTGCCATCTGCTGCACAGAGGTGTTTCCCGCTGTAAGAGAAGCCAGCTTGCAGGAGCCGCTTTTTGTTTCACTTGTGAAGCATTCCTGCACACGGACAAAGTCAACCAGTCCAGATTTAACAGTGCCGCACTCAACAGGTACTTCCAGAGCGTCGAAGCCTTGGCGAAATGAATCTACACGATAGCCTCCATAGCTGGTTGGATTCCAGTAGTGGAGGGCTTTTTCAATGTCACGGGTCAGTTGAGTCTTAGCCATTAAGCACTACCTCAAGATAGTCTGACCGATTTTGACCATTTTCTGACGTTTGCTGTGCAGCAGAAGCAAACGATAGACGATGACAGCAACCGCTGCCATGAGCAGGCATTTCAAGATTTTCTTCACAAGAATCACCCCTTTCAAACAACTTTTTTGGCTTTCTTGGTTTCGGGCTTTACGATACCGCCGCTGGCATCATAAACATTATACGGGAAATCGCCGTCGTTGACGCGCTTGGCAACGCGCTGCCCGGTGGCCGTCTTGTAATACTGGTTCAGCCGGTTAGCTGTACGGTAGAAGGCAAACTTTGCATACTGTGTGCCGCGTTTGACACGATTTTCACGCAGCAGTTCGTCCCGCAGCGTGATAGCATAATGCTCGGCTTCGTTGTTGGTGAATCCAGAATAGAACACATCCATGAATTTCTCAATGTAGATAGCGGGGACATCGTTCATGGCGGCTACAATGATAGCCGCTGTCGTACCGGCGGAGTTGAGTCCCGGCAGTGTAGCCTTTTTGATGCACTTGGATGTAGATTCGATTTGCGTGCGATACCTCATCAGCCACTCGCTCAGAGCTTCTTCGTGGCTGAGATTTGAGCCTGCGAACAGGCGACCGA